GCAGATGCAAATGCTGCTGCTAAGGCACAACTAGATGCAGCAAATGCTGCAAATGCTGTTGCTCTAGCAGACATTAGGAAGGCGTTCAATTCCCTCGCTAAGAAGTGGAATAAAAAGAATCCAACTGGAAAGGTTGCTTTAATTAAGTAATCTGAATTTAAGATTAGAGTGGGATGTATTTGATCCCACTCTTTTCTTTTGCAATAAAATGTTATAATGGTATTGTTCTATAGTGTTGTTGGGAGATTTAAAAGCTTATCCTATTTCTTATGCAATTGTTAAACTATTAAAAGAGATTTCTATAGTCTTTGCAGTAAGATCAATAACCTCAATTTTCCTGGGATTAATCTCATGAAGGCCATGCCGCATAAAGTACGGTATTAATTCATATTTTGGCAAAGCTTTTATAGAGTCGGATAGCTTAGCATTCTGTGTTTTAATATCATCTGTTAGCCAAGTTTTAGGGTAAACCGTATTTATATGCTTAGTTACATCTACTTCTTGTGGATGAAAAAACCGGATATTAGTCAGTCCCCCAAAATAATTCAAACTATGAGCATAGCTGTCTAGAGTATTCATCTCTAAATCTACCATCGTGGTTCCTTCTAAGGCTTTATATTTCCAGTATGTAACCGGTACCCCTAAAACATCTAATCGATACCAAAACTCACTATCTTCATATCCCCAACCACGAAATATATTATTGTATCCATTAACTAATAAAAAATCGGTAGTAAGAAGTTTTATGCCGCCGGCATTTCCAAACCAAACCTCAGCAGTACCTGGGTAGGTATAGTCCACTGTCAAAGGAACTAAATCGATATCCCCTATAACCAAATAATCTGGAGCATAATGCTCTAAAGCAAACAAGACACCAACATTTATGGCCATAGCCCTACTAAATAATAAATTGTCTCGTTGCTCACAGAAAAAAAGCTTGTGTTCTATGCCTTGTTTAGAAAGATAGTCTGATAAATAATACTTTTGAAAATTTTTATATACATCCCTATCTTTATGTGGCAGTACTACAGCCAGTTTCAAGAGAGTACTACTAACTCCCTGCGAGGATCAATCCCCTCCCCAACTAGGAGAGAAACAATGCCTGGTGCGCATTCAAGACCAGACTTGTTTTTAAACCAAGCAGAGCCATTGTCCATAGCAGGATTCTGAATAAATAATCGAGGCCCTACGTTTTGAACATGATAGTGGTGGAAGTGACCAACATTTAAAATGTCAGCTTGAGCAACGGAGCAACGTCCCATAGCCTGTCCCATCCACCACTTAACCAAGTCTCTAGCTTGATGGCCGTGAGCCATACCGTAGAGAGTTCCGCTTAAGTTTACGGCGATAGTTAAATCATCCGCAGCAGGATATCTAAACTCAACCCTATCTTTAAGAAATTCATTCTCTTTGCATATGTCTTCTACCGAAGCAACGATATCAATTTGCCATGAATCTTCTGGCCGACTAACTAAAAAACGTTGTACTTCATCATGATTGCCAGGTACAACAGGAACAATAATCTTAGGAGCTAGTTGCGCCATAGATTTAATTTGCGCTAATAGCACACGTCGTCCTACACGTACCTGCTCAGATACGCCGATGTCATGACGTCCCATTACTTTACCTTTTTGACTGACCATTCCCTCAATGCAATCACCTAACTGAGGTAATGCAATCTGACCAATAGAATACTTCTTAACTAACTCTGCATGCCTTTCAGATGCAGCATCAAAACTCTTTAATACCCGATCAATAATTGCCGGAGTATCGTCCTTACCGTATTGAGTATCACCAATACTATAAACTGCTGTTAATTCCCCAGTTACGTCTACAGATTTAGTTGGAGTCCATTTACTAATACCCTCTAATAGTTGTTCTAAATCGTAATCTTTTTCAGGATTTGTAGTAACAGGCACTACATTTACTCTAAAAGATTCTAACCAATCACCGTTGTAAGTTTGCCAACGAGATCTGCGATGAGATACGACTGCCCACTCTGCTGGATTTAAATTAGCTTCTCGTAAAATTTCCTCTGCGCTTGGCGTATTACCATCAGGACGTGGCGTAGATACAATGAATCCGCCATCACTTCCTATTTCAGAACGCGGTCTCCAAGCTTCGGGTATTGACTTGCTTACTTTGTCTGATCCTTCTTGACCAGCTTTTATAATTGCTTCTTTATAATCATCTGCTAAGGACATCCACATGCTCCGTTTCTATGTGTGAGCAGGGAAGTCAAACCAAATGTTGCCCCCGCTTGTGTATACAATTTATAAAGACTTCTTGTGGAAAAGTCTGCGTCGTTAATTGAAGTATCAAATGCAGCTCGATCTTCTTCAGAAAGTACAGCTGCCCATTGGCCTACAACACAATGGTTAAGTAAGTTAATATTTTGTTTTGCCTCAACATAGAGGTCTTTTAACATATGTTTGCTCCGTATGTTACTCCGTGGTACCTAGCCCCAATATGAGGCTAGGTAAATACTACACTATTAGTACGATCCTGTCGCTCCGCTGTCAAAATTTGTGCGAGTACGATTAACAGCGCAACCAACTATAACGCCGTTGGCTTGAGTTGCGCCAGCAGCTGGATCTACCATCTTTGTATAGCGAGCGGTTGTTGGCTTATAGGCCGCACCATTACGTTCAGCAGGGGTAACCAGTTTGTTCTTGCGATTGGCCTTTGTTCCATAAGCACTTGGGTCGCCCGATTGCGCACCCTTCTTCTTCCATAACTGTCCGGCCTTTGGGGCTGGTGCAGAAAACTTAGTACCCTCACGATTCATGGGGGTTCTACCTTGCTTAGCCATGCCAGATAAAGCTTCTGAGGTTGCGTCTGTCATAATAATCCTAACTTTGGTTAGATCTCTTAATGATAATAATACACTAGGAGACTTGTATCGTAAAGACTATTGCTGAAATTTGTCCGTCTCTAGAATCTACGGTAGTAAATCCAGGACGGCAAGTGAGATCTAAGCCTCTGGGGGCTACGTATCCACGAGCAATTGCAATAGCTTTTACAGCCTGGTTGACAGCAGATGCACCTACAGCCCTTAATTTAACTTGAGGAGCCTCATAAAGGGCATGTGCAATAGCCGAACCAACCGACTGTGCATTTGATCCTGCGCCTACACGCAAGAATTTATCTTCTTCCACGTTTAGTAGTCCTTCGGGTTCGAATAGTGGTGCCCTCGAAGGTAAACGGTACGACATTTATGGCATTAAGTCATGGTATCCCGCGGCCTTTAAAAGCCCTACGAAGTCTTCTAGGCGGAGAATAACTGGCCACTCGGTAATTCCAGCCTCCCCCTGTCCATTAAGCCTTAATACTGCCACTGGTAAGTCCCGGCCATTATGGCGTTCTTTGAGCTGTTTTATAGCTCCGGAAGGGTTGAAATCTTTGCGTGCTTTTACTTCCCAATCTATGCCCATAGTTCCAGTTATGTCTGTACCAGATCTCCCCGCGCCTGTGGATTGTGCATAGGGCCAGCCTTGAGTAATTAAGTAATCAGCTACTATTTTTTGAGATTTGTAGCCCCGATGTTTACGAGACTTACTTACCACGGCGTGTTCTCTCGTCCTTAATCATTTGAATAGTGCCAAAGTATCCTGCGCCGTCTACCAAGTTATCTCTCTTAGGTTGATATGCCTCTCTGGCTAGCTTTACCCCAACCATACATAATCCAACATGTTCTGGGCTAATCTTGTACCCCAAGATCGCAGTCCAAATCTGTGCAATACGGGTGAAGTTATCTAATGGATGATCATAGGATTGATTACGATCATTGTTAATAAGGCGATCAGCCTCTTCCAATATGCTCTCATCATTCTTAGAGCCAACCTCTTCTTCTGTAAATAACGCTAGCTGTTCCCAAGCCATATTTTCTCCTAAGGTAATAGCCAAGTACTTCTACCGGCTGCTTTGTTAATGTTAACTCTACGGGTAATCTCTCTATTGATTAGAGAGATATCTTTAGACAGACGGTCTGAAATTATTTCAATAAGACCGCAGTAGTTTGATAATTCCTGCAATAAATCTACCTTTTCTCTGTACTCTTGATCTACTTCAATCTCAGCATCAATCATAGCTACTGCCTTGCCGGAACTCTTGAGGGTCAATTTTTTTTCAGCACGTATTAAATTAAGAATTTTTTCAGCCTCAGCTTTGTCTACCTCAGCACACCATAGCTGCAGGCTTATAAACTCTAGGTACGCCACGTACTTTGTATACAAGTCCATGACTTCTTCTTCCTGCATACTAGTAATGTCCAAGGGCAATACTGGAGCGTCATATCCATACCGCTCACTTACTAGCAAGCCTTGTTGTTTAAGAGAGTTAATAGTTTTACTACTGGCCTTCGCTACTTTAAGTTCAATAGGTGTCATGCTTGTCCTCCTCTAAAAGGTGCACATCGTTTACATCCGGCTACTGGGTTAATACTACACATTGGGGGTCTATTGTTGTCAACTGCCCAGGAAACATCAAGCGCTTTATCAAAAATATCTTTTGTAAACTCTGGATTGTATTGAACTACAAATTCTTTATAGTCTTGGCTTGACTTAAGCTCGTAGATAAATACGATCTCTGTGGGTGCGGATTCAAAAATTTTTTCTTCTACCATCAAGTGGCACAGGTGTAAATAAACCTGACCCTGTAGTTGATGAGTTTTAAATGGAGACTTAACATTCTTCCAAGCCTTCTCCAAATCTCCATCTGCCGCTGCAAATAGATACGGAGCTTCGAAGCGAAGAGTTCCCGGCCCAATAGACTTAATCTCTATCAAGAAGTCTGTGCCTAAGCCCTTAACCCAACCGTCAGACTGTCCAGCAATCTTATGTTTCTTGCTATGCAGGGGTACTTCTTGGTAATCAAATACTTCTGCGCCCTTGTTTACGTCTGAACTCAATCCCCAAACAGATAGGTTATCTGTATTGGAAACCCATAGACCATAAAGATTACCCATCTCACTAATCCAGGTCTGCCATTTGGTATGAATGTAATTACCCTCAGCAAATATAGATGCCCCACGTAAGGTCAGCTTATCTCGAACTTCTACGTAGTTACCTCGAAGTGCGTGATAGGCAGCAAGAGCACACCACTCTGGTTTTACTAAGTCGGAAGGATGTAGAACAGTATGGTTACGACCATCTAAAGGCTTTGCAAGTATGTAGCGCTCTAAAGCACCAATAAGTTTTGTCTCTCGCTTCTTTGTATTAAGGAAGCTCTTTAGCTCCTTGCTTTGTATCCCTTTTTGATTTACCACGTTTGTCCTCCGAATCAAGCCACTGATCTAATCTTAGACCTTTTGCAGTGTACCTGCGCTTCGCTGCATTTCTTTCTCTGTGAGACATCCCCCCGAAGATGCCGTGCAGCTCGTCATTAATGATAGCTTCTCGTAAACATTCTTTACGTACGGGGCATGGCGGTCTGCCATCTTTACCCCAGCAGATTGCTTTAGCTTTATCTGCTATTTCTTTATATAAAGTTTTGTCTCTCGGCGGAAAAAAGATCTCCGTATCTTCTCCGCGACATTTAGCTTCGTATCTCCACGCCCAAGACACCTTGTCCTGGTTATTCATTAGTCTCCCTGTATTAAGTTGTACAACTCAAGAAAATCCTCCTCTAATAGAACTACATAATTCTCGCCGTCAAGGTGCAATCCTAGCACTGGTTTACGACTATCCAGGATTGCCTCTTTTGTTATCTTCTTTAAGACCTCTGACTTGACAGTAACTGACTTCTTGCCGGTCCACTTGTGCTCTATAAGGAGATCCTGGTTACGTACATCGCCTTTACGAGACCAAAAAGCCCCCGAAGCAGCGCTTCGCTGACCTCCTATAGTCTTAGCTAAACGTTTTTCGTGCTTTAAAGACTCTCGTTTGCCCTTACTCGACATTGAGCAGCAAGGTTGGTTTGGTCTTGAGAGTATCCATAACTGCCTTAGTAATCTCAGCCTGAAGATCTAACTCTTCTCTAAGAGAATCTACCAGCGCCTGAGCCCCTTGCCACTTACGCTCTCCGTAGTACATCCAGCCACCACGTCGATTTACAATCCCGTTCAATATAGATAAAGCCACAATCTCTTTAGCTACATCGTACTGTCCTGGCTCTAGTAGTCCGCCATCAGAAAAGTAAAAATCTAAATACGCCGTCTGTTGCGGTGGGAAGGTCTTGTTCTTGATTGTTCGAACGCGAATAGTTTGTCCAACACGTCGCTTATCGTTTCCAGAACCGACTTCGAGCCACTCGTCTCGTTTGACTTCGCACCTGACGGAATAGGCGTAGTCTTTACCAAGCCCTCCCGGTGTTGTGCGTGGGTCTCCATGCATAACTCCAATCTTCATTCTATATTGATTAATCATAATTCCAAGGATTGGACGCTCTTCCTCAACGAGGTCACGCTTTGTTGCAGCTCCAACCTTACGGAAGAACTTATTTGTGAGCATAGCTCCTCGTCCAACAGTAAACTCTTCCATAGTTTTTGTATCCTCCGCCGAAGGTACCAGCGAAGGTAAAGAGTCAATGACAACCATGTCAACAGACCTAGACTCGCAAAACTCAATAACAGCGTCAAATGCATCCTCCATACTATTGGTCTCTACAACCAAGACTCTCTCTGTATCTACTTCGCACATACGTGCATACTCTGCATCAAAGTTCTCAGCAGCTACCCACACTGCAGTAAAGTCTGGGTTAATCTTTTGATTAGCTGCGATAGTTTTAAGAGCAATCGCAGTCTTTCCGTGAGAAGCCTCTCCAACAATTTCAACCCAATGATTCATAGGCCAACCGCCTCCAAGAACAACATCTAGAGTTAGTGAGCCTGTAGGAATTCGTTTTGGTAGTTGCATCTTGGAAGCAGTGACAACCGTGTTAGTACCTAACTTCTTATTGATAGATGCAGCAATCTTTAGTGCATCAGAATTAATGGTCATAGTCATTACCCAATCCTATCTACTATTATTGTTGGATTAAAACCGGATCCTTGTGCAGGTTGTTTTGCTGGTATTACTGGTCCTTCAGAACCTGTACCACCTATGCCACTGCCTGCTTGAATTAAAGGATAGCCGCAATCATAACATCTCTTACGTTGTGTGCCTTGTGGCGCCATATAGTTACCGGAGTTACATGCTGGACAACGCTCTACCTGTCTTGAACTAGCAGCCTTAGTAACTAACTGATCTTGATCAGGATCATAGGCCACTGGAATATTTGGTTGTTGAACCGGCCTATACACTGTGTTAGGTGCTGGAGTAGTAGGCGGTGTAGTCGATACAACGTTTGGGTTACCTAGCTTTTTATTCCACCAGTTTGCATTACTCATAGGGATTTTCCTTCTTTTCTAGCTTAGACTCAATCAATCCTAACGAAAATAGTGTTGAAACGCAAGAAAGAGCAGCGGCTAAAGACACTAACTGAAACATGTTATGTAACTGCTGTGTATTTTTTTCAGTAAGAACATCGGAGGACTCTAAGTGGTCATCCTCTAACATGTATGCAGCTGTAGAGATCTTGGCGCACAGTTCTGCGTGAGAATCAATAAAAGGAAGTAAAGAAGACATACGAGATAAACGGTTCTGACTAGCTCTTTCTTCCATTTCCGATACCTCATCAGATATAGGCGGTAAACCCATAGCTTCTGCAATACCTTCTGAAGGCATAAGCATTGTGTCATATATAACCTGACGAATTAGGACTGGAAGCGGTACTTGAACGAGAGGCTCTTGATTCTTCTTACGCTTTTTCTTTGTAAATTTAAACATTAACTCAGCCTAATCAATATAAGAATCTGTATAAAAAGGGTCAACAATGGAATAACTGTTCTTATAAGTTCCATAGTATGATTATGTTCGTCTAACTTTCGTTCAAGACGATTTCTACCAAAAATCACTCTGCTTCTCCCCATCTGCGTACCACCTTTACGTCTGCTAATAATGGAATGTTTAATGCGTTGATGCCTTCCATAGCCTGACGAATAGCTTCGGAGGTTTGATCAACCACATCTTTATGCGTTACCGTTACAAGTTCGTCATGCACAGTAAGAATCAAACCGGCCCCCTGGGGTATCATTTTATTAGCCCTAATCATAGCAAGTTTAATAAGGTCTGCTGCCGACCCTTGAATGACGGTGTTGAATGCTTGACGTTCAGCACGAGATCTCTTCCATACCTCAGAAGATCTAAGGTCAGGAAGATACCGGCGACGTTTCAATAACGTGCTGGCATACGGAATAGGAGAGTGGCGTTTACTCTCAGAAATAACCTGACGCTTGTACCTAGATATTGCTTGAAATTTACGAGAGAACTCATCTAATAGTTCTTTTGCCTGAGCTAAACTGCAACCAATAGAAGACGAAATCTTGTCTGGACCAACACCATAAGCTAGCGATAGAACTAAAACCTTTCCAGCCTTTCTATCTACGCCCATAGTATCTCCAATAGTTGTGTATATATCCTCGCCGTTTAAATAGGCCTGGCACATGATTCGATCACCACTGAAAGACGCAATAACTCTTGGCTCAATTTGACTGTAGTCAGCTACTACAAGTAAATGATCCTCCGGTGCTACAAAAAGATTACGAATAGCTTTTCCATTGGCAGTATGAGGAGCAGGAACGTTTTGCAAGTTTGGATTCCTGCTGGAGAAACGTCCCGTCTCTGCACCGTACTGCACAAAGTCTGTATGAATTCTGCCGTTATACATCAAACTTCTCTTTGCTACGGTTTTAGACTTGCCACCTAAAGTGCGAGTTATGTCCCCGCCTAAATACGGAATAGCATACGTAGTCAAAAGCTTGTTTAAGTCGGAGTATTGAATAAGACTATCTACCAGTGCATCGCGTCCAGCAAAAGCCTGCAGTGCAGGTTCAGACACTGAGAAGTCAACAACAGTAGGATCTCTACCGTCGTCTACTCTTTTCTGTCCCGCTGGTGTAAGAATCTTTGGCTTTAGTCCACGCCCCCCGGCATCCTTGCGAGAGAAGAGAATTTTCTGCTTTTCAGGGACAGAGTTAATGTTAAAAGCACGACCAGCATGCTTATAAATATCCGCTTTGGTCTGCTCTAGTTGTTGCTCTAGGTTTACCTTAAGAGCGGATAGCTCGTTCACATCTATGTCAGCGCCTCGCAACTCCATGTTGCAAATAACTTCTAGCACATCCATTTCCAAAGCAAATATACCCTGTAGTCCGTCAGTCTTTAGTCGCTCTGAATAGTTTATATATAACTTCCAAGTCCACTCCGCATCTAGTGCAGAGTATGTAGCAACCTCATCAAAACTGTGTGATTCTACGTGAGCTCCCACACCCTTAACCATCTTGTACTTAAACTCCCGCTCAAGGCAGTCATCTAAGCCAAGACTATTCCTAACTTGATTGTCAAGAATAAACGCCGCATTAAGAGTGCAGGCATAGGGTTGAGCAGGCAACTGCCCAAGATATTTTGTAATACTCTGTAAATCAAACTTTAAGTTGTGTCCCACTTTTGTCTTATTACTTAAGAAAAGTGGTTTGAGTGCAGAAAAAACCTCAGCAGGAGTCAACTGCTTAGGGGGTTCGCCAAAGATCTTAGTTGCTTTACGCTCGTCTCTGCTGTAATCAATAGCACGAAGATCTAAGCCCCTCAAGACTCTAGCGTGTGCGGAAGGCAGTAGTGGATACTCAACACGAATAAACTCACCGTTTGGGTGACCCATAGGTATGACATCTACTCGATCATGTGTGGCTAAAGATATCCAAACAACTCTGTTCTGACGTGGATCACCGCGGTGATCTCCCATGGTTTCTACGTCAAACGCAAACGCATCAGCATTTTTGTAGGCGGAAATCAATTCCTGTAGTTGTTTTGTAGTCGTAATTATATTCATTGTGCTCCTGTGTAAGTGTTAAGAGCCTGGTAAGACAAAGGAAGTTAAACAAACCAGGCTCCTAACAACGATGATGGATTACGCTTGTCCAGCAATCTCTCGAGCTACCTCTTCTAGATCTGCTTTAGTCGGGATGTAGAGGGAATCCTGACCAAGTGGCTTAAGAGGTTTAATTAGCTCGGCAGCTGCGACAGGATCAATATCCCAATCATCAGCAAGATCGCGCTCTTTCACAGGAGTAATAGAGTACGCGGTCTTGTTCCCAGTACCAGACTTGCTTACGGCCCAATAAATATCAGGACGGTCAAGTGGTCCAGTCTTTTTATCCATGTGCAACTTCTCAAGTTGTCCACACAGACGAATGCCGACAATCATCAGTTGAAGTTGTGGTTCTTCTTCTGACATGTTTAAAACGGTGAATGCAAACTTTTGAGTTGGAACACTGCCAACTGCAAGTAAAGGATCTCCTTCGCCAGTGCTAATGAATGACTTCTTGCCTGGACGATTTACCCAATGTTGCATAAAGCCCATTGGTTCTGCGGAGATGAACTTAATTAATTTTACGTCTTCTTCAAATCTAAAATCAGTAGCGTACTTCTGATTTGACTTTGCTACTGCCTTCTTTGCAGCGGCCCAGCCAGTTTGAATTAAAGAGGAACGATTGGTTGTATCGTTCTCATTTTCCTTAGTAAAAATTTGCTCCAACTCTTCTGCTGAAGGTGTGTGAGCGGTTGTATCAACGTAATTATTTACGTTAGGTGTATCTTTTTCAATGCGAATACCCACTTGGGTACTCCTTTCATGTAGGATCATAGGATCATTGGTCATAGGTCAAATTCAAGAAACGGTTGTTTCTTGAGTGTGAATCTTAACCCATTTTTCCATCAATTCAATTGATAGATCTGGATGTCGATTCCAATCAACCCTAGGTACTCCTAAGAGTCCCCGGGATTGAAAACTTTTAATCGTGGTTTCAATAATTGCTCTGCTGTACATCCGCCAACCTGGCTTCTTTACACCATCAACAATCACTGACTTAAGTCTATAGGGTGCTCGGGGTATGTACCCTTTGCGTTCCCACAACCTAAGTGTAACCAACGGTCTGTTAAGTGCCAAAGCCAGAGCTCCGGCACTGAACAATTCTATACTCTTTCCGTTAGGTAGAGTCTTTAGTTGAGGCTCAGCATCCCAAGAGGAAAGCACCTTACGTACAGGAACATCTGGATTAGGTTCCCTGCGCTTCCTTTTAGACCCCGGATAGTATTCATCCAGGTCCCCAAATAATTTATCTACCTCTTCGTTCATGACTTACTGGTAATAAACGCCCATGTAATCTTCTTAGGAAACATAGTGTCTACATCTTCCTCAGTAAGTTTTCCTTCATATAGCGCAGCCATTACTTCGTCCTCAGCGATAGTTGGGACGGGTTTAATACAGCGCTCAGCTAAACCTTTCTGAGAAAGAATAATAATTGCGGCGTCCATATCCAAACTCTGAGTAACTCTACGCTCTCGCTTCAAAGAAGATACGCCCTCTACTGACTCAGGTAAAGATAGCCAGATATGTCCCTTATCGTCTACTTCGCCCTGTTTGTCCACAAGGTCTGAAAGCTCAGACTTAAGAACGCTTTGCTCTTTAGTTAAGTCGTCGATTCTACGTTTTAGAGTTACGTATTGCGAGACGGTGCCTAGTAAACCCTTAAGGGATACCTCACGTGATGGTTTTTCTACAGTTGCCATTATGCCCTCCTTAGTTGTTTATTCCTTTATGTATTCCTTTAACGCTTCAATAATAACTTCAGTCACTGTTCTTTGCTCTATAGCAGCCTTGTCCTTAACGGCAGACCACAACTCAGTAGAGACGCGGATAGTACGCGTAGGGGTCTTAGGCGAGTTAGGCATAGACCCATATTACAGGGAAACATTTTGTAAAAACCCCCGAAGTGACCCAACAGTCAATTTAATACCGCCCTGAGCATCAATTCCTTCGCCATCTACAACTGCCCCAGCCACTGCTAATTTTTGAGTAAGCATGGCGTGCTGTCGTTCCTCTACAGAACCTTCCATAAGTATATCCTGTATGACTATAGATCCCCACTCGCTGGATGCTCTTCTGATTCGTCCATTACGTTGAAGTGCGAGTCCGGCATTCCACGGAAGATCGTAGTTAATAAGAAGATTAGCTTGAGGTAGATCCACACCATAACCGCCAGCGTCAGAGCTGACAAGGATCCTAACTTCAGGGTTTGTTTGAAAACTAAGTTTCGATTCTTCTTTTTGTTTCGCATTCATTTCTCCAGTATACGGGGCACTGCCCCACTCGTTCAACTCGTTTCGTATCAAACTAACCATATGAACATAGCTAGTAAAGATAACTACCTTATTGCCTTCATACTCCGATAAGAAGTTAGATACGTATTCTTTTAGTGTAGCTAACTTCGGTGACTTTGTCACGGAAGCAAGACGTCCACTGGTCTCCAACTCTGCAGCGTATGCAGAAGATTTAGAAGATTTACGTAGCAAGTCCGGATGATCGCACAACATCCTAAGCGCTGTCAACTTCGACATAATCCGACCTCGCATAGCGTCAGCCCCATCGAACTGATCTCCCTGACCGTAGTGCGTAAAGATATCAAACGATGCTCCGTAAGAATCCATAGCCTCGTCTAAATCGTTAAGTAGTTCATAAACAATAGTCTGATATAGCTTCTTGCTAGCTGAGTCAAAAAGCACAAGAATGGGCTCTGCGTTGATAGTCTCTGGTAGAAACGGAGCTACGTCTGAATCGCTCTGACGTTTACGCACACACGCTGTCATCAATGTTTTGTTGAGAAGCGATAGATTTCTATATCGTTCTACTCCACCAAATCTGTTACGAACAATAAATGTTTGATCAAATAAATCAAACCTACCTAAAAGACTTGAATCCACAAACTGCATAATGCTGTAAAGTTCTTCGGGCTTGCCGTTTTCTACCGGAGTGCCGGTAAGAGCAAACTTATATTTGCTAGAAAGTTTCTTTACGTATTTAGATCGTTTAGATCGGAAAGACTTGATTGCTGTGGCTTCGTCACATACAACAAACCCTCTGGGCAATTTTGACACGGAAGTCCAGTCATTAACAACTTGCTCGTAGTTAAGAATGATGTAATCAACCCCGGTGATTTTCCAATCAAAGGCTTGTTTGTAAATATCTTCTCGTTGTTTTTTCGTTCCATCCGCCACCAAAGAGGTTGAAGATCCATTAGTAAATTTCCTTATCTGTTCAGCCCATTGATATTTTAGGCTGGAGAGACATATTATAATCCCAGGCTCACGTACGTAACCGCTATCCATTAGCTGTTCCAGCGCAGCGATTGTTAACACTGTTTTCCCCAGACCTAAATCATATGCAACCAGCATTTTTCCCCGTTGAGTCATTGCCTCAACAGCTTCTGGTTGAAACGGAAGTAGGGTGCCAGTAAAGGTCATGCGTACACAGCTCCCATACCGAATACAAAATGCTTAGCGTTCTCCACGCCGTATTCTACTTCCTCTAAAGACATATCTCCTATATCTTTTTTACCACTGTCTCCATAGGCAAAGAACAAGCATTCCATGCCCAATGACCGTAGTCTATTAAACATATCTACAGATATCTTCTCCCCTGCCGTATCTAACTTAGGGTTGTCAAAAGCAAGAATTAAACGATCGGCCTGACGCATAATGTCGATCTGCTCTGAGCTCACAGAAGCTCCAAAGGTTGAAACACCAGAACCAACTCTCAATGACTGTAGATATACGGCGTCTAAAGGAGACTCCACTACGATCATAGTTTCACCCATCCAGGCATCTAGACCAAATAAGGTTTTAGATTTCTGTACACCGGTGGGACGATTACGAAACAGACGAGAGCCTTGGCCCTTCTCTTGCCAACCCATAAGCTTATGAGTGTTCGCACTTCTAATAGGGGTAATCCAAGAGTTCTGCTTAGCATTCCAACGCACACCGAAAATATCACAAGCAGTAGCAGTTAGACGACGGGCAGCTAAAGCCCAATCCGGTGGCCTATCAAATACTGCAAGACGTGCTTCGCTCATCTCAACAGGTTTAGGTAACGATACATAGGACTGTCGCATCTCTTCTACATGCTTAATAAGAACGTCTAGGTCTACCTCAATAGAGGCGCGTAGCCAGTTCTTGGCTGCATCAAAATCTAAACGTCCCCACTCAGTTTTAAGGTCTAGTACTTCAGCTACGAGAGTGAGTAGCGTTCCCTTATAACCACAAGAAAAACAGTGATGCACTCCAGTCTCAACGTTAATAGACCACGAAGGATTGAAGTCTTCCTTACCTGTACGCTCTAAATGCATAGGACACCAGCCGGGCAATTCATCCCGACGTTGTTCCATATGCGTAAGCCCTAATCTAAGTAGGGCTTGAGCTACATCACCTTCCTTGTACATCCCGGCTTTCCCACTCCTCTATAGTGAAATTCTTATGGCAATGCATACATGTGTAATACTCTACTGGAGAAAGATAATCATCTTCGGCTAGCACTCCTGCCACTAACCCATGTTTATCACGCTTGCACTGCATCGAGAGCGCATAATTGCGTACTCTCCACAGAGGCGTCTTAAACTCAATAAAAAGTACTAAACGTCTAAAGTAATATCTAATTTTCAACACGGTCAATTGGCGTAGGTGCTGTGGCTAATGCGCCGCACTCCGCACACTCCATTTCTAAAAAGTAGAGCGAAATCTCGTAGTCATCAAACATAGCTTTAATGTTCCACAACATAGATCCGCAAACACATACGTGTAAAGGCGAGTTACTGTCTCTAAGATCGAGTGGCGACACGTGACCTCCTACGACGTAGTTGTTTGCGCTCTTTAAGTGTAGTGGCACCCCACACACCCTCTAACTCTGGGTGCTTCAGTGCGTATGAAAGGCAATCTACAAGTAACGGACAGCTGTTGCAAATGTTCTTGGCCTTTACCAAGTTGATATACACGCCGTTATCATCTGGAAAGAACAATTCAGGGTCAGCGTCTTTGCAAGTTTGTTTACCGTTAAATGGATGCTGTTCCGAATAGAGATCCATACTCTTCAAACTTCCCCTCTTCCCAGTCCCATAGCAGGTCAGTGGATGCTGGCCCGCAGTTACGGCTTGCAACAATTTTTAACTCTCTAGAGGTATCATCGTTCTCGTCCTGTTTCTGTAAGCCAAGAATCACATCAGAATCCTGATAGAACGAAGATGAATATCCAATGGCGTCCGCCGAAACTTGTCGCTTCTTCATCTTCCATAGGAGAACCTGAGTGGAGATGACGACTGGAAGTTCCTTTGCTAACGCTAGGTTTTTAATTGATCTGGTTATGTTTGTTAAAGATTGTGGGGTGTTTACCTCTCCGCTAATCTCGTCAAACATAAGATAAACGCCGTCTACAAAGACTATGTTAGGACGAAGCTTGTCAATCTTTGCAGCAAGTCCAGTCACTGTCATAGCTTGGATGGCGTCAGTTAGATAGAACTTGTGCATTGATTCCATACGCTGTAGTGAATCTTTATATCGTCTCTCTTCGTCTGGATTAAGAGCACCACGAATTAATCTTGAATGTGCAATCCTTGCCCGCACTGCATCGTGACGATGCTGCTGCTCGATATTAGTCATCTCAAAAGATTGGAACATAGGTACGAATCCATCTTCGTGAACGTTAACTGCCATCTGCATTGCAAGAACTGACTTACCTGTTTTTGGTGGAGCAATTATGGTAACTAACTGACCTGGCTGTAAACCGGCAGTTGCTTTATCAATTGTAGGAAACCCGGTAGCCATACCAAGCAATCCATTAGGACGAGTCTTGATAGAAAGATATTCATTAAACCGTTTTAGTGGAGCATTTGTAAGATCTATATCTGAAGAATCTTTTATGCCCTCGTCAGCAATCTTTGCTACACCAACACTCATTGCTGCAATAGCTGCGTCGTGATTTCCGCCCTGAATTGCTTCTGCTGCCGCCTGTACTACGTCAATAGTCTTCTGACGTTTGCGGTATTCAATCAGTTGATCTAATAAATAGTTGAGCGAATCATCTACTGACAGTAAGTTGTAAGTAGGAAAATTATCTTTAACAGTTACTGCAGTAGGAACTTCTTGATATTTAGACCAATGATTTACTAAAAAATTCCAAACAGTTCTGTTCTCTTCTACAAAAAACCACTCAGCTTTAACTCCAGCTTCTAAAAGCGGAACAATATCTCTAGTGCGGATTGCACGAGAAAGAAGCCGTAGCTCGTTATCTGCTGCCACTAGATCTTCCCCCTTAGGTCAAGATATCGGCTGCCGTATCGTAGAGCACGGGCAGGTATATCCACAACTCCGATTAGCTCTGGTCTATATGGCAGCTCGGCAACTAGGTCTGCCACTACGTTGTATCTAAGATAATAGTTAAATGGGTTAGTGCCCAAATTGTCCAGATCATCCTGAACTTGTTGCATTTCTTTTTTAGTCATGTCAAAGCCGACTAGTTCCATAGAGTAGCCGTACTTGTCAGAAAAACGCCAGAACATAGACAACGCTTGACGGTTATAAGAAACATCTTCCCCGACTACGGGAATGCCTAAGATTCGCTTGAAGGTGGGCTTTCGATCAATAATGCAATCTAAAGTTACTGCCACTCTCGGAGGAATCCCGTTAGAGATATCGCCCCCTTGCAAGTTAGATTACCTCAATTTTTCCGTAATCAATAAGTAGTTGTCGGAAAACAATAGGATCTTGGCTAGCAACAATAGCGTCTAGTTTAGAAGCGCGAGTTGACAGGTTGCATGGATAGATTCCACCATTCCTATTCATACGTGTTCTAACAAAGCGCATATGCTTGCAATGAGTTCTGCCACCAAAGCCAGGGCAATTACAACGCAGGGTTTTACCGTCTGCGTTAATGTCGACTTCGTGCACTCCTGTTTCTGACAGGAAGAGTTGTAGCACTTGCCAGTTACTCATCTTTATGCCCATCTTCTTCTATCCCCCTTCTCTGATACTACGTCAATAGGAACAAATGCTTCGTGCCCAAAGCTTCCCATGGACTCGCCATACATGTCATCCCACTTGTCTAAAGCATAGTTAGTAGTAATGATGGTTGGCAAACCGGCATTGAACCGTGCCCTAAGTAAAGCATCAAAAGTGTTTTCTGCCCAGCCTGAAGCGGTTCTATATTCTTTTCCAAGATCATCTAGTATGAGCAGACAAATATCGTTTTCTTTGCCAGCTTCACCATACAAGCCTTTTATAAGTAAATCAACAGCGTCATCTTCGTCTGACCAACTCATCTTTTGTAATCTTAAAAGCCTTGGATAATCTAGAAATACAATCGGCCTTCTTATAAAAGTAGTCTGGTTTCCCCAGACAGAAGCTTCTACTGTCAGTATTAATTCCTGAGCAATAGCAGAAGCCATTGTTGTTTTGCCGTGACCTGGACTGCCTTGGAGTAGCAAGCCCAGACCACAAGTCTTTTCACCAAAGGCTCTAATCACTGCTTGATTAGATACCAGATTGATCCACATAGAAATCTGATTTGAAACTTTATCTATATCGTCTAAGCGCATTCCAATAGTCTTTGCTGGAAAGTTAGCGTTGTTAATTTGCGCTCGCTTACTTCCAGGTAATTGCTCCAGTGAATACATTATCCCTCCAATAGTTTCAGCATCTTCTCTTGATGCCGTTTCATAGCTTCTGCATCACCCTTGGGTTGTTGATCTCGATGTACGATGCCATGAACCGTTGGATAGTATGCCACAAACCTGCGCCACAGTGGTTCGCCCACTCCAGGTTCTCTAATCAATCTAGGATCTGCAAAGAACATACGAACTGCTTTTAACATTCCTAGTTTAGTTGCGCCTTCACAAATCATTCTATTCATCCACGAACGCAATGCATCGCCGTTGATTTGAGATGGAACTCCTCTAGCGTGTTTACGAACTAAATCATAGAACTCACCAACGATATCTACAACTTCCCAATCTTCTTCCGGTTTATCAAACCGTTGCATACTGCGAGGTACGGCCTCAAATCGAGTCTTCTTGTACTTTGCATTCAAGCGAGCTTGCCTATCCTCTACCTTGCCGACAGCGCCGGGTGTTGCTTCGATCTCTTCGGCCACTTTTTTCTTAAGTGATTTACTTTCTTCTTCTTCAAAAGGCCAAACCATTTCTTTTCCTTCCCGCCCGTCAGGGCCTAGAGATAAAGTACGTAGTACTTTATCTCTATTTAAGCTAAATGACTTATCACTAGTACTAGTATTAGCGACTGTT